TTTTCTCAGAATTTCGTGGTAATAATATTCAAACATGATAGAACTCTACTATACTCTTCCGAATGGGTTTCTTTCTGTGAAGTCGAGAAGATCATCACCTTCAGATTGAATTGCAACGTTTTCGTCGTAACTACTTGATGGATTTGTTTCTTCTACACTCGTTGATGTCTCTGGAACATCATAAGTGTTATCATCGACTAATGGATTATCGCTAATAGTATTTAGGATAACAATTTTATGTTGTGCTCCAGATGTTCCACCAGTGATTACTTCACCATTTGAGAAATCACCAGAGAGGTTTGAGAGACGTAATTTTCTAGTTCCAACATTCCAAGACTTAACTCTTCCAGTAACTCCAGAAGTTCCCGTTACTATCTCATTATATTCAAAGTTTCCACTTGCAATTTGATTTGGTTCTCCAAAGGTAATAGAAGGAGCAGATGTATATCCCGATCCAACGTTAGTAATTCTAACTGCACTTACAGTATTATCTGAAGCAAGAATTACCCTACCAGTTGCAGTGGTTCCAGCACCAGGTGGTGCTGAGAATGTTATTGTTGGTTCTTCAACGAAATTAGCTCCGACACTAGTAACAGTAACAATACCAACTGCACCCATAGTCACAATACCAACAGTGGCAGCTGCTCCAACTCCCGTTGTACTACCACTAATGGTAAGAGTTGGTGCAATAGTATATCCAGCACCTGGATTTACCAACTCTATTCCTTGAATTGTTAAGAACTCAGCTCCACCAGAACCATATGTAGTTCTTCCAGTAACGATACCAGAAGCATTTACACCACCTGTAGGTGCAGTAGATATGGCTACAGTTACTGGTTTGTTATATCCATAACCTTTGTCTGAGAAGTAGAATGTTCCACTCAAAGCACCATCAACGATGCCTGCATATGCCGCGGCAGTTTCACCCGCACCAGCAGTGGTGAATGTTTGAATATATCCTTGATCGGTAAAGTTATCATCAATCTTATCTACACCAGTATCGACAACTTCTGTAGAATATCTGAATAGTTCACATCTCAACTCATAGACATAGGTTTTCTGGAGTTGATAGAATGGTTGTTCATGCTCAACAAACTTAATCTCAAATAATCTATCACCAAATGGGAAATAGATTAAATCACCTTCTTTTGGTCTAGTTGCTAACTCAATATTTGGAAGATCTTTAATCAAAGGTGTGATATATTGCTCATATCTCTCCTTAGAGATGATGAGAGTTAAATCATCTAGATCTGTAATGCCAAATTTGGATAGTAATGTTCCTTGTCCATCGTAACCATCATAATTGTTAACATATGCCTCAATTGGATATGCACTCGTAAACTCTGATTGAATTACTTCTTCAATTACAGTATTTTTAGTTAGATATTTCCTTGGGATGTAGTATACTTCTACACCATACATCCTCAACTGTTCATTGATTAAGTCTTGGACTAAATTCTGTTCACTTCGTGAACCTTGTTGAAAGTAGGGATTTAACATGGTATCAACCGATCATGTCTAGAGGTGGAAGTTCATATGTAGATGACATCTTCTCTCTAATTCTTTCAAGTTCCTTTTCTGCATCATCAAACATTTGACGACCATTAAGTTCTACACCACCTGGAAGTTTTACTCCCTGGAACTTCATAAGGTTTTGACCCCATTGCCTCTTTACAAGGGCAGTCAGGTACATCTTAAGGAAGGAATCGTTCCACACTTGAGTATATGTGCTCGGATCAAGAAGTCTCCAACAATCGATAACTAAGTAATCATTTTCGATAAGTGTTCCCCAATCTGCATCAATATAGAGACGATCTTGTCTTTGATTAAATCTAAAATGCTTGAGTGGATTTAATAAATGGTCAATATCAGAAAGTTTTGTTTGAACCATTGAATATTGAAGAAGATCAATGGAATCCCAATAATAGAGATCATTCAAAAACAACTGATACTTGACACTAAACATCGATCCACTAGTTGCGGATGATGATTGAACTCTAAAGATTTTATTTACACCAGTGATAGAACTTGGAACTGGTAGATAATTTGAATTCTCTTCAAATACGAATGAAGAAGTTCCACCAACAGTTTGTGTTACAGTGTCAGTAGTGATTCCAGAAACTGTTTGACCACCTCTTGATCTTCCTCTGTCTATATCATCCTGGGTTACTTTATACTTTAAATATGTTCTAACTACACCATCAAAATGTCTTTCATGGAAATATTGCAAAGCATCATCAACTAGATCATCAATCTGCTCATCAGCAACATTGATTTCTAGAACAGGAGCACCTAATTGTCTCTTAACATAGTTAATTAGATCTTGTCTAGATGATGGTTGTGCCATTTTATTACAGCTTTAAAATTATTTAGGGAGCAGAAGAAATACCTGGTTGTACCATGATATTTCCATCTACAATTTTATATGTTGTAGTTCCAGAACTTACCAATATATCGTAATAATATCTTCCAGAAGTCAGTGCTCTAGTATCTGATGCACCCATTGCAATTTTGAATTCACCATTTGATGCACTAGTAAAACTGAAATCAAATGTTCCGTGTGCATACATTGTTGAACCAATGGACACACTTTTAGACATTTGAGCAGAACCTGACCAACCATCAAAGTCGTATCTTCCACTACTCATATTATAAGTAGTGAAATTTACTTTTAAATCAGAACCTGGATAAATTGAAAAATTTACTCCATATGGTGCATTAACATTGGGGTTAAATGTTATTCTTTGGTTAGACATTTGAGAAGATCCTTAATTTCTTTGAGATCATCCTTGACGGATTTAACATCATCTTCAAGTGTTTTCATTCTTTTCAACTCCCTCTTTTTATGTTGGAGGGAGTTCATATAGTTCTGATATTCTGTCATATCTGTATTGACAATTGCGTTTGTGGATGAATCACGATAAAGGTTTGAATGATTTTCTACTTTTAGGTACATATTATGCGAATGCGATTGCTCTTAGGTCACGAATTCTAGGTGGATAACACTGGTTGGTTGAGGTTCCAACTAGTTTCACACTAAAGAACTTGAATGATGGTAGATTTTCAATAGTAAAGGTGTAATCCTTGAACGTTAGTGCTGTGGATTGGAATCCTTTATTATCTGTTGGTGGAACCAACTTATCTGGTCTACCACTATTTTTCGCAGAATCAATTACCTGACCACTTTCAAGTAAGTTATCATATCCAGGGAATGGGTAGTAAATTAGTGCTTCAGATGGATCATTAGTTAATGCATAGAATGCTCTAATGTCGGAGAAGTTATTGATATACGCAGAGCACATTAATTTAATATTGGTTGCTGGAATTTCCAGACCAATTGGTTTAGTTGCGTATAAGAATGCACTAGGATCATCCTGAACGGTTGCTACACGTGGATCAGTTACAAAATCAGTAACTACATTATTAACTCTATTGGAGACGAAAATAGCACCGATTCTATCTAAATCGATAATTGGTGATAGTCTAGGATCAAATGATTTTAAATTGAGTTCAAGTTCAAATGATCTGTTTCCTGGTAGTGTTGTTAACAGAGCATCAGCATTTGCCTTAGATGCAATCATTCTTGGTGTATCGAAATAGTTATCATCTTCAAGATTAATTGCTTGATATCCAGCATCCAAGAATGAAACTTCATTACCATTAATACTAGTTGAAGTAACCGTTCTTACTCTAGAAGTCAGATTAGTTCTTTGAAGAACCATTGACTGAATAATAGGTTTCATAATTTCATAATGAATATTTTGCGTAGCAGTTACACTTTCACCACCAATAGATTTAGTCTCATTTGCATATAGTGCTGGGAATGATGCTGAAGTTGATCTATCAATACCATTTGCCGAAGTATCAATCTTGAGGGTATAGTGATCAAGACCAATATCTTCAACTATGGTTGCATCTTGTAGTGCATGAGACTTATTAATTCTTCTTAGAGAAATGCCAGCAGTCTCATACTTTTCAACGATGGATTGATCTTCATAGGCACCACCGAATGTAGAATCGACACGTCTTGTAATACCGCCAAGAGTATTACCAGTTACTGAAGTATAAGAAATAATTTCATCTTCAATTCTAATGTAACCTGGGTTAGTTGTTCCAACACCAACACCCTCAAAGTTCTCAAAGTTAGATGCATCTGAAATAACAAGATCATCAGTTGCATTAAGTAGATAATCACCTTCAAGTCTTACAATAGGAACATCAGAAGAAACACCATCAATAACAACAGTGTTTGTATCAGAGTGCATACCATGGTTTAGATGGTTTACCTTGATATGTAATCCATCAGTTATTACTCTTGGTGCAATTAGAACATCTGTGGATCCTTGGTCAGTAAACTCAGTAGTCACACCACTAGAATTGATGTATCTTAGAGTGTTTCCACCACCAACAATAAAGTTACCTTGAACCTGGTCAAGAACAAGTTCACTAATACCAAAAGTATCTGTCACAGAAAGTTGTAGATTTCTACCAACTCCACCACCAATGGTAGCAGTTAGAACGTCACCAACTTTAAATCCATTACCACCATCAGAGATTGTAGCAGCAGCTGCAACACCATTGTTTACGTGAATATTTGCAGTTGCATTTTCACCTCTACCAGTTAGTTTGGTTAGTGGGACATTATTGTATTGGAAGAAACCAGTTGAAGGTGTCAATCCAAGACCAGCATTGGTTACTGACATTGTGCCAGTAGCAATACCGAGACCCATTACATAGTTACCAGATGCATTTGAACCATCTTGAATAACAGTGTTTCCAGGGACGATAAGTTCACCCCAATTTCTTGCAGTTGTTCCAAGTCCAACAATAATTCTTCTAGAATTCATCTCTAAAGAATCTTTCTTAAGTGTTGCTACTTGTCTGTTTCCTGTAGATAAATCTGGATTAAAGAAACTAATATTTCCAGAGGAGACAAAGTTTGCTCTATTGAGACTGAACTTAAGATCTTCATATTGACTTGGAGTCCAAGTAGAACCATTTTGAGACTTGAACATAGAACCAAGAGATGACTGCTTGGTGATTGGAACTTGCTGAGACTCTGGTAATGCTAGTGATGCGACATCAACTTCACCAAGTCTAGAAACCCATAATGTAAAATCTGTTGAATTAGAACCAACAACAACACAATGCTCTTTGTTACCTTCTAAGTAAACAGGTGCTGGGAATGTTATAGTTGTTGGCACACTTGCATCTTCAGAAATTTGGATTTGTTCACCATTTAGAACAACTTGAGACATTGGGTAGATAACTTCTGCGGAAGGGAGTCCGTTCACCATAGGTCTCAATTCAACAAAACATGTTTGTCCTGTTGTTGATGTTGTTCTAAAGTAAAGATCAACAGATGTTGCAAAGATTCCAGTTGGATCCTGTGCATTACCAACCATGAAGGATTGTGCAATAGGATCTCTTCTTTCTGGACGTGGTTGTGGTCTAGGACGTGGCCTTGGTCTTGGTCTAGGACGTGGCCTTGGTCTTGGTCTAGGACGTGGCCTTGGTCTTGGTCTAGGACGTGGCCTTGGTCTAGGACGTGGTTGTGGTCTAGGTTGTGGTCTA